CCTCTACAAATACTTGTGTATGAGGATCAAGTAAAATATTTCTAACTTGCCTAACAATTTCTTTTACATCATCGTCCGTTTTTCTGAGGAACAGCGTTCTTTTATTCGGCAATAAAATCATAATTAAGGCCAAGATAATAGAAACGCAAGTAGTTTTATAGGATCCACGATGCGCTTGTAATGTCTCGTCCTTTTTTGACTTAAGCATTTTAATCATCCAGCCATTATGAAGCTTAGTAAGTTTAGTAAAACCCAAAAGCCTACCAAACTTATAAGGCTTAGTCTTTAGAAAAGTGACTGCTTCACTCCTCGTCATCGTTCATCATCGCCTCTACTTCATCAATTACGCTCTGATCCACTTCGGAAATCATAATCTTATCAACAGGTTTCTGGCCTACAGTATCGCGTAACAATTCAAAGGCCCTGGTATCACCATTAAGAGCCTTTTTAAATAATGCTGCAGTTGTTGCTTCCGCACCGGTGATTTTTTTACCATCTTTAGTTTCAATCTTGGTTTCTAACAAAATCTCCAGACAATCTTTAAGCATTTTCTTATTACGCTTTGCTCTTCCGGAGGCCTTGCCTGCTCTCCTACCCATCTCGGCAGCATTTTCTTTTGTAAACTGCACACCAATAGTAGTTCCGAGTCCCTCCGGACCTCTTTTGCCGTTAGCCATTTAACAACACCGCCTTCCTCTTTGTAAGATTCTCCCACCGCTGTACTATGACATCAATCATTATTCCACCTTGCCTTCCAAAGTTTTTATTCATCAAACACCTCGTCATAAGTGAGTTTCTGCCCGTCACGAATGCAGAATATTTCATCTTTTCTGCCCGTCAAGTTTAACCAACGCTGAACTATGACGGAAACGTATTTGGGGTCGAGTTCCGCCATATAGCATTTTCTGTTTAACTGTTCACAGGCTATTAGTGTGCTACCACTACCGCCGAATACATCAAGGACAATTTCGTCAAAATCTGTGCTACTTCTTATCGCCTTTGCAGATAAGGCTACTGGCTTTTGCGTCGGATGCACATATTCATTCGGATTATCTTTTTTTTGTTTCCAAATTGAATAATATTCTTTCTGTTCCAAAACAATTTTAAGCAGTTCTTCTTTTTTCATCTTTGATATTTCTGTGTTTGTAAAATTCCACACAGAACCATATCTTTTCCCTCTTAATTCCTGCCCATTATTACACACTAAAATCATTTCGTAATCAGTTGCAAAGGTATGAAACAAATCTCCAATACCTCCACCGCCTTTATCCCATATAATTACATTTGTTAAATCATAATATTTCTTAAATAATCCAATCCATTTATCTGCTGTTTTCCAAGTAGTACACACATAAACAAATCCAACAACTGTATTTTTTATACTTTGAAAAAAGTCTAATATTTTATCGTCATTTTCCAAAACATCAAACTTTTCGCTTTGTGTTCGCATATTCGATTGATAATTATATCCATAGGGAGGGTCTGTGAAGACCATATTAGCCTTTACCCCATCCATAAGCCTATCAATAACCGCAATATCCGTAGAATCGCCACAAATGAGTCGGTGCTGTCCCAGCAGCCAAATATCACCAAGCTTACATCTGGTTTCAACATCTGTGGGTAACTCATCCTCTTCAATGTTAAGTTCGCCTTTAACTTCGGGAAGATTCCAGTCAACATCATATCCGTCGAAGTTGATTTCCGGTATATCTTCGGCCAAAAGTTCAAAATCCCACTCAGACTCATTAAGTTTGTTATCCAAAAGACGCAGCTTGTTTGCTTCTTCCGGAGTAAGATCCTCCAGTTTAACAACAGGTACCTCTTTTATATTAAGTTTTTTGCAGGCCAGAAGTCGACAATGGCCAATAATAACATTATTATCCTTATCAACTACAATCGGCTGTACCATTCCAAATTCAGAAATGCTTTTTGCAACGTTGTCGATTTGCTTTTTATTATGCTTTTTTGCATTTCTCATATAAGGAATCAGATCATCAGTAAGTAAATTTGTAAAACTCGGTTTTGCCTCGGTTCTCATTTTCTACCTCCTATTGTAAAAATTATAGCATAAATTTTATAAAAAGGAAAAGTATCACTAAAATGTATCACTAAATATCACTCTTTTTAAATTTAGTGATACAGCTCAAACCCGCATGGTTGCGGCGTTTGTTCACTAAATATCACAATGTTCACTAAATTTCCCCTATAAATATATATTTTATATATTTTCTATGTTTATATATTATATATTTATTATATTATTAAATATTTATTTTTTTAAAGAAAAAGAGTGATATAGTGATACTAATATATAAAAAACCTAGTAAATAAGGGGCTTTGAGGTGTATCACTAAATGTTCACAAAGTATCACTAAATATCACTAAATTAAAAATAGTTAATAATATAAATATATTTTTATATCAAATTTAGTGATACTTTGTGATACTGTGATACAAAATAACTATTGATAAAAATTTATAAAAATATTATAATAAAAAATATAAATGACTAAATTAAGGAGGAAATAAATGGAAAACAAACACCAGTCTTATGACTTAGCACAAATGCAATCTTTATCCTTAAGTGCTAAAATTCGAATGACACAACTACGAATAAAAAACTGGTATGAGGCATGGGATGGAAATGTATATGTAAGTATATCAGGCGGCAAAGATAGTCAGGTTCTTGCACACATAGTTAAAAATATGTACCCGGATGTTCCATTAATATTTGTTAATACCGGTCTCGAATATGATTCTGTAAGATTAAAAGGTATTGAATTAGCAGATCAGGTATTAAGACCGAGAATGAACTTTGCAGATGTAATAATTAAATATGGCTATCCAATTATAAGTAAAGAAATAGCCCAGGCATTATATGACGTAACCATACAGGCAAAAAGAAACGGATGTGAAAAAAGAAGCACTAATTTATGGAATCGTTCTTTTAATCCCAGCAGCGATTATTCTAAGAAATACCCTCAATTCTCAAAAAGTAGATACGATTGGTTAAATGATGCACCATTTTTAATTTCTCATAAGTGCTGTGATGTTATGAAAAAACACCCTGCAAAAATGCATGAGAAAACAACAGGCCAAAAACCATTTATTGGAACATTGGCTACTGAAAGCCGACTTAGAAAGACAAAATGGTTAAAGCATGGATGTAATGCATTTGAAGAAAAGCGTCCAACAAGTCAGCCGCTTTCGTTTTGGACAGAAAATGACATTCTTCAATATATAATTGATAATCAACTAAGTATTGCAGAAGTATACGGTGATATTGTTTATTACGATAAAAATGGAGAATATTCAACTAATCCTTTTGGAATAAACATGGATTTGAAAACCACCGGTGCTCCAAGAACCGGGTGCGTATTCTGTATGTTTGGAATAACTCAGGACCCAAATAGATTTTTAAGATTAAAAGAGATAGAACCATTAAAATATGACTATATTATGCGAGGAGGGAAATTTGATGAATCGGGAATGTGGATTCCTGCACCAGATGAAAATGGAAAAATGGGATTAGGTTATAAGTTTGTTATTGATTGGCTTAATGAACACGGCAATCTAAACATAAAATATTAAAGGAGGTATACGAATGTCTTACATTGAGAAGTTTAACAACTCCGACCTAACGTATACAGACGTTGCACATGAGTTAGGTATATGTGAGTTATCGGCTCGAAATAAGATTAATGGAAAAACACGAGTCACACGAGCCGAGGAGTTAGTACTTAATAAGTTATTCGGGGAGGAAAAGGCATGTTTGACCGAAGCATACAAAAACTAATCTTTGCCGGATACCGGAAAGGCAAAGAAGGAAAGAAACCTGCAGACAATAAGCTCTATAAGTATGAAGAAGTGGAAAGCCTTGATAACTTTGGCGCCCAATGCGCTGACGGTATAGTGGATGTAAGTTTTGATGATATAGATATGTTTGAGCACATCCTTAATATTATGGAAGGCACCAACACTATTACTTATACATTATATTCGCCTCACGGAGGCCATACTTATTGGAGATACGGAAGCCACATTAAAGACGGAACCGACGTTATACTTGCATGCGGAGTTAAGGCCGACATTCATAGTAAAGGCACTTATATACCACTTAAGTGTGACGGTGAATACCGGACAGAAGCATACCTTGATGTGATTGATATACCGGAGTTACCGGAGTGGTTATATCCAACAAGATCCGGTCAAGATCTTTGGGGGATGAAGGAAGGCGACGGAAGAAACGACGCTATAAGCAAGCATGCATTCACATTGGGTAAACTCGGATTCCAGGAAGATGTAATTAAAAAAGTAATTACTTTAATAAACAACAACATCCTTGGTACACCATTAAAAGAGGATGAATTAAAGACTATTTTACGGCCCGAAACATTTGAAAAGATAAATACGGCAATGTTCTTTGACGATAATGGGAAGTTTAAAACGAATCTTTTTGCCCGGTACATTATTAATGAGCATAATACTATCTATACAAATGGACAGTTATGTATTTACGATAATGAGCAAGGGTTTTATGATCCCAATAGCCGATTGATAAAGCATACCATGATAAAGCTATTTAATAACATCACAATGGCAAAGCGAAACGAGGTTTATGATTATTTGACCATAGAGGCCCCTCAAAAAGAACAGTCCAGCCGGAGATATATTTTATTTAAAAACGGAGTTTACGACCTTGCGGAAAAACGCCTGCTGCCACATTCGCCTGAGTATGTAATAAGTAATATGATACCTTGGGATTATAACCCGAATGCGTATGACGAACTTGTTGATAAAACCCTTAATAGATTAAGCTGCGGGGATCCACAAATCCGGAACTTGATAGAAGAATGCATCGGTTATTGTTTTTATAGAGACACTAAGCTTGGAAAGTGCTTCATTTTAACCGGCGAGAAGAATAACGGAAAAAGTACATTCATATTTATGTTAAACACACTTCTGGGTGATGACAATTATAGTAGCGTCGATATTACAAACCTGGCGCGGGAGCTCGATATAGCGTCCCTGGCCAATAAACTGGCTAATATAAAGGATGATATTGCGGATAACTATATGGACGGATTGAATGTAAGCCTATTTAAACAGGTGGCAACCGGGAACCGCTGCAGAGGTAAGTTTCTATACAATGATCCATTTGATTTTTATCCATATGCTACATTGATATTTAGTGCAAATAGCATCCCCAGAATAAAGGATCCCACCGGAGCCGTAACCAAAAGAATGGTCATTATACCATTTAATGCGGTATTTACCAAAGAGGATCCTGACTTTGATCCTTTTATAAATGAAAAGCTATGCAAGAGCGAGTGCATGGAATATTTAGTAAGGATTGGAATAGATGCCCTTTTAAATGTAATCAACAGAAACGGATTTAGTGAGTGTAAGGCCGCAGATGAAGAAATGAATGCATATAAACTAAGTAATGATTCTGTTCTTGGATTTATTCAGGAATACACTGCAGAAGCCATTGAAAATCAATCGGTGGCCTCGGTGTATAGCGCATATGAACTATTTTGTGCAAATAACGGCTTGAAGCCTACTACACAGATTATGATGAGTAAAAAGATAAAGACGGTTATCGGGTTTGATGTTAAACGAACCCGAGTGGGTGGAAAGCTGCACAGCATATATGTACGGTAATAATAAAGGCTCCACAAAATGTGGGGGGGTTTGTTAAAAAATTTTTTATAAAAAAGTCTTGATATTTAGACCAATAAGAGGTATATTATTAACACAAGGAGGTACTAAATATGAGACAACGTAAGTATTTTGCAGAAATCGAAAACGGAACATTGACAATCAAAGCATACAACATGAACGAGGCAAAGGAATTTGCCGAAAATCAGGGATACAAAATAATAAGGATTGTATCATCAGAAGGCTATCATTTATGTAAGTATTGCGGACGCATCGTAAAGGGCGGAAATAAGGATGTACTTTGTGACGATTGCCGCAGAAGATTTGGCCACGACTTATACAGCGAACTTTAATAGGAGGCACTGATATGACGATTACCATTAATAATAGAACCTTTGAAGTCAATACAACACCAATCGATTGTTGGAACTATAAGATTACAGTATACGAAGGCAATTCATTTATTGGTAAGGCCATAACTAACGACATAGAATATGCTCTTAAAGAGATGATTAAATAAGGAGGAAAAATAAGAGTGAAGCATTACGGAGATATTACTCTCCTAAAAGGCCAAAATTTACCACCAGTCGATATAATAACTGGTGGTAGTCCTTGTCAGGACTTATCTATCGCAGGTAAAAGGGCAGGTCTTGCAGGAGAGCGAAGCGGATTATTTATGGAACAGATAAGAATAATTAAGGAGATGAGAGATGAAACAAGTAGAAGGACAGATGAGTTTATTCGACCAAGATATATGGTGTGGGAGAACGTTCCAGGAGCATTCACATCAAACGGAGGAGAAGATTTCCGAGCCGTCCTTGAGGAAACGGCAAGAATCAAAGATAAAGATGCCGTTATTCCTAGACCTCCGAAAGGAAAATGGACACCTTCCGGATGTATCATGGGAGACGGGTGGAGCATTGCTTGGCGAGTACACGACGCGCAGTTTTGGGGAGTTCCCCAAAGACGTAAGCGTATCGCTCTTATCGCGGATTTTGGGGGAGCAACCGCTCCCGAAATACTCTTTGAGCGAAAAGGCATGTCAAGGGATATTGAAGAGAGCGAAGGACAGAGGAAAGACTTTACCGAAGATGCTTTGCTTGGCTTTAGAGAGTCAGATAGTGCATTGAGTTTTCAAGAACGTGCGGGTAAACCCGGAGGTGGTAAAGGGATACTGATCCAATACGAACATGTTGGAGCATTAAACACACTTGTTAATCAATTTGTTTGTTATCGCAAAAAGACACATCCGCACAACGCGACAGAGGGGCAAGGATGGGAGGAGACAACGATAGCAGACACGCTAAACGTTAACGATAACTCCGAGCTTAGAGCGTCGGTCTTTGTTGTAGATAAAGATGTCCCCATAGTTCGGAGAATGACCCCACTTGAGTACGAGAGATTGCAAGGATACCCCGATAATTGGACAAATATAGGGGAGTGGGTAGATAGCAAAGGGAAAAAACACAAGGATGCCGACAGCCCACGATATAAAGCTCTTGGTAATTCCATAGCACTTCCATTTTGGCAATGGATGGCAGAACGAATGTGTAAATATATAGATAACCCTACCATGGCAAGCCTGTTTGATGGTATCGGTGGATTTCCACTTGTATTCAGTAGATCAGGCTGTAAACCAGTATGGGCATCAGAAATAGAAGAGTTTCCCATAGCAGTAACAAAAATAAGATTTCAAGAGGATGAAGAATGACCAAAAAAAGAAAAAGCACAACTTAATCTAAGGAGGTCAAACAAAATGCAAGAATTATATAACACCTGCCCGGAGTTTAAAGAATATGTAGATCGGTATTGCACGAAGCATAATATAACAGTTTCGGAGGCACTACAGCATTATGTCGTAAAGGATGCAGCACGATATTATCTTGAAATAAAATAATTTTTATAGTAAAATATTTATATAAAAAACAAAAGGAGGTATCCGGTATGGGAAACATGGAACTATTAAGAGAGTTTATTGATAGAAGTGGAATTTCGCTTACAAACCTTGCAAAGAAATTGAACATTACTTATGTGGCGCTTAATAACAAGCTCCAGGGTAAGTATGCATTTACATTAGATGAAGCGCTGCTTCTTAAAAAGGTTCTCGGCCTTACACAGAACGAATGGAATGCCGTGTTTGATGAGGAGGCCAATTAATGGATGAGTACTATGTATTCACATTTGGATCTGGACATGCCCTTGCCGGAAAAGCGGTCAAGATTAAAGGCACCTATTTAGGAGCCAGAAAAATCATGATTGACAATTTCGGAGATAAATGGGCATTCCAGTATTCGGCAGCAGCTTGGCAGGAAATGGAAAAGAATCCAAAACGATTATGGCCAATGGAAGAAATTATAAAGGTGATAGAATGAGACTATATCAGCATCAAACTGAGGCCCTGGAATTAATAAAGGACAAAAATAGATGTGCCATTAAAGGTTATGAAGGATTGTATGAAATTGATACACAAGGCAATGTATATTCAATCAGGCACACAAGAAGTCGAAGGGTTAAAAAATTAAAACCTTATCCAAATGAAAATGGATATATGAAAGTAAATCTATATGATGAATTTGGTAAATGCAAGAAAAAATACATTCATCGTTTGGTAGCAATAGCATTCATATCTAATCCTGACAATTTGCCAATCATAGATCATATCGATTGTAACGTGAAGAATAATGATGTATCAAATTTGAGATGGTGTACTCAAAGTGAAAACATCAAACATTCTTGGGAGTGTGGAAACCAAAAAGGAAGATGGTATAAAAGGGAGGTGATGCAAAATGTTGAAGTTATATCCCCATCAAATTGAAGCTTTAGATGTAACAGAAAAATTCAATCGATGTGCTTATTACTTCGATATGTAACGGGCCTCGGTAAAACTTATATAGGCTCCGAGAAAATGAAAGAACTCGGTAATAAGCTAAACCTGGTCATATGTCAGAAGTCAAAGGTTAATGATTGGGTAAATCACTTTAGATTAAATTATTCTGAAGTCACTTTCTTTGTATTTAATCTTACCAATAGATTGGAAGATTTTTTAGAAGAAGCAGACCATATTATGAAAGATGATTTGTTTGGGCTTACACCTATCGTCGGCATTATCAACTACGACCTAGTATGGCGAAGGCCGAAACTTCTTAAATTAAGCGATTTCACACTCATGCTCGATGAGTCCTCGCTTATAACAAATCGAACAGCTAAAAGATCCGAATTTATTCTTAACTTAAAACCGACCAATGTAATCCTTCTTTCCGGTACACCCACTGCAGGTAAATATGAGAAATTATGGTCACAACTGCAATTGCTCGGTTGGAATATCGATGAAGAAACCTTTTTTAAATCATACGTTGATTATAAATGGGTTGATAAAGATGGATATTGGGATAAACAAATCCTCGGTTATAAAAATGTTGACCACCTTAAGAGGCGATTGACTAAGTTTGGAGCAATATTTAAAAAGACAAACGAGGTTATGGATTTACCGGCTCAGATTGATCAAACAATATATGTGCCGCCAAGTAAAGAATATAGTTACTTTAAGAAACATCACTATCTTGAAATTGAAGATAAAGAACTCATAGGTGATACAACACTAACTAAGATCTTATATGAGCGACAGCTTTGCAGCCAATATAGCCAAGACAAGCTTGATGCATTCCGAGACCTTGTTGAAAGTACGGAAGATCGATTGATTGTCTTCTATAACTTTACAGAAGAATGGCATAGACTTGGCAAGATTACGGATGAGCTTGGAAGGCCATCAGGAGTGGTTAATGGTCAGTTCAGACGTCCGGAAGTGCTTGATAATTATGATAACGGCATTTTGTTTGTCCAATATCAAGCTGGTGCATATGGTCTTAATCTTCAAAAAGCAAATAAGATAATTTATTTCAGTTTGCCTCTCGGCATAGGATCCTGCGATCTGTGGGAACAATCAAAAAAGCGTATTCATAGAATCGGACAAAATAATACATGCTTCTATTATTACTTATTGGTTAAAAACAGTATTGAGACCTGGAATCTTGAACTGCTAAAAACCGGTAAAGATTTAACGGATGACTTATTTAAGAAAGAGGAGGAAAGGAATGAACACAATATGGGATGATTTTGACGGAAAACCCAGAAGAAAGACACAAAGAGAAATGGGCTACGAACAGGGCTTTGCTGATGCAAAGGCACAGTATGAGCCTAAGTGGATTCCTGTTAGTGAAGGGTTGCCGGAAGATGATGCAAGGGTATTAATAACTACAACTTCTGCTTTAGGAACTGAACGTATTGTACTTGAGGTATCTTATTTGAATGGTGTATTTATACGAGGCTTTTCGAGTTATACCCCTCCAGCATGGATGCCATTACCCAAACCCTACAAGGAAGGAGAATAACGGATGAAAGATACTAACGATTATGAAGATATTTACATTTTTGATACATTAGAAGAATGTCACGATTGGTTTGATAGAACTGATTTTATATTGACAGATGCTGATATTGAAGCTTTAAAACAGGGGAAAATAATAAATGCATCCGTCAATAGGGAATATGCTATAACACTTAGGATGGCAAAGGAAGGAGAATAAATATGCTAAAAACTGATCAGTATTGTGATGTATGTGGTGCAAAAACTGAGCATGCGTCTGATTTTAAATTACTTATACCGCATAAGGCAAAAGAGATCCACATTGGATGCCTTTGTGATGCCTGTGTTGAGGCTATTGACAATGCTCTCGATACCAGGCAGCACATTATGGGGATAACTGTTACACCATATAAATCCGGTGTGAATTATCCATATCGAATCGATGAGCAGGGCCGTAAGGTTAAGGCACCCGAAAGGAGACCCGATGTTACATATGTTTAAAATTAGAAAGCATAATTGGTTCGAAAATGTAGTATCAATCCTCATTGTTTGCTTACTTATATGCTTTGTGATGATGTTTCGGTTAGTGTATCTTATTCAGGAGATATATGCCAATCAACCAGAACCCGTTCATTGGGAATATGTAAAGCATGTTGAACGGAGTATATCACCTCTAATAGAGGTTGAAAACAGAATTATAGAAACACATGAGATAGAACCTCAGTATATGCTTTATGAACTTGTAGAAAAACCTTTACAGCAGACAGGAAGTCTCACAGCAGACTTAGGAGTGTTCTATGGACCAAGTGGAAAAGAGACTTATTACAATCTCCCAATGGAAGGTGTAATTAAGATAATGAAGGATGCTGGCTTTTACATGGATTATAAGATAAGGGAGGATGGTGTAAAGACATATGGCGGATATGTAATGTTAGCAGCAGACCTTGATAAATATCCCCGGGGAACATTATTAGAAACTTCACTGGGTAAAGGTATTGTATGTGACACCGGGAGCTTTGTGGGATCAGATGTAGTCGTAGATATAGCAGTTAATTGGTAAAGGAGAAAAGACTAAATAATATGAAAAGAGAAATTAAGACAAGTTCAAACACGTCAATGACATTTGACGATGAGAAAACAAAAACATTTGAAAGCGTGGATGCATGGAAAATGGAAATGAAAGACGCCTTGATGAAAGGCACACCACTTCCTAAAGGACACGGAAGATTGATTGATGCTGACATTATTAAAGACTTTAAAAATGTGATTAAGAATTATGGAAAAGATTATAGGTTTACACAAGAGGAAATTCTTAATATATTGGGACGCTATGAAATTAAATATGCACCCACAATCATAGAAGCAGATAAGGCAGAAAGTGAGGAATGAGCAATGGCTGAATTTCCTGGTATTGAAGAAATGGCAAATAAGGTTGCAGAAACGGCACTTGATGGTTTTGAGTATCAAGGAAAGACCATAAGAGAATGGGTGAAGACAATAGTAGAGCAAGGTTGGATTCCCACTAGTTCGGGTAAACTGCCCGAAAATAACGAGGAAGTCTGGATAACGGATGTGGAAGGAAAGGTTGAAAGAGCACGATTTTACAAAGAACCGCACCCGGAAGATGGAGAAAAAGACATGTTTGCTTGCAGAACTTATCTTGTTTATGCTGAAAATGTTTTAGCATGGCAACCTATCTTAAAGCCTGAACCTTACAAGGAAGGAGAAAAAGATGAAACTGATAATTGATATACCCGAAGAAAAATTTAATAACTTTATATACGGGGATAGTCTTGATGATAAAGACTATGATGAAATAGTTGACTTTATTGCACAAGGCACACTCATTCCCGACAATGCTACTAATGAGGGCTTACTATTAGTATTATATAAAGACGAACGACTTATAGATGCTATTAGGCAAGGAACAAGGGATTTTCTTATGTATCAGCCAAATAGTGATAAATGGGTTAGTTGGTTAGATGCACCATATAAGGAAGGAGAATAACAGAATGATATCACTAATTTTTATTATCTTAGTTATTATAACAGTTAAGGCTGCTAAGGACTGGGAAGAAGAAGCCATAGTTTTCGCAGGAGTAGGAGCATTTATTGCTGGAGTAGCACTCATCGTTATTGCAGGTTGTTTAGTTGATGTGACATATAGAACAGACGAAATGATTCAGATATATACCGAGGAAAATGCAGAAGTTGAGAAGAAGCTGGAAAACGCAGTACAGAACTATATGCAATATGAAAAAGACATAATGATAAGCGTTTCGCCGGACACCGACACAATCAGCCTCATTTCATTATATCCCGACCTTAAGAGCGATAAGCTTGTAGAGTCCGAGATAGAAACGTACATCAGTAATAACGACAAAATCAAAGAACTTAGAGTAAACAAGACAATGAAGAGCACACTCAAGTTTTTACTATTCTTTGGTCACTAGGAGGACGAATAAATGAAAGATAAAGTAAAAATCCTAGACACGGAGTACAGCATACAGCTATTACACGAGGAGGACGACCCAAAGCTCAAAGAGTGCGACGGCTACACGGATTACACGACGCGCCGGATAGCGGTATGTGATAGACGAAGTAATGACCCGATGCAAGTGGAAAAGCCCGAGGTAATTATCGAGAAAGTCGCACGTCACGAAATGGTACATGCGTTTTTAAGTGAGAGTGGATTAGGTGTTAACTCATGGGCGGACAATGAGGAGATTGTCGATTAGATAGCCATACAGTTTCCGAAGATGCGAGAGGCTTTCGACAAGGTATTCGGCGAAGAGACAGAAAATAGAGATTGTCGCGATTGCAAATATTACGACACAGACCTCAGAGAAGAGCCCTGCAAATTTTGTAACGGGAGATTATTGCATGATAAATGGGAGGCGAAAGAGTGAGAAAAGTAACCAAACAAGAGTTTGATGAGTTTATAAAAAATTATCCTAGAAAACTCGATTCTAATTACTTTATGGAATGGCTTGATTACTATGATTTTCCATCGGAAGATTATCATCCAAAAGACCTTGAAGATTTATATTCCCATAAAGTAGCGAGACATTATATGAATTCTTGGGGAGAAGATGAATATTATATAAAGCAGGAGAAATTGAATGACTAAAACAGATGAAATGAACCGAATAATCAATGAATGCCCCTATCGAAACAGCGTAGGCGGAACATTTGTATGTGCTATAAATGTAATGCCATGCATTAGAGCAATTGACACGGATCAGTGCATCGAATTAGAGGAGAAACTCAAAGATCATGAATAACATTATAGCCGCCGGAGTTATTATATTCGCATTTTTAATGATCATTATTGAATTGTATTATTTGCATAAAGGAGAAGCAAAATGACAGAAACTCAATTTAAACATAAAGTAGAAAAATATCTTGAATCAATAAATGCCTGGTTTATTAAATACTGGGCGGGTCCCAAATTTACCAAGGAAGGGATCCCGGACATCCTCGCTTGTATTGGTGGTACATTTTACGGCATAGAACTTAAAACTGATGCAGGGAGACCTACTATGTTACAGATCATAAATCTTTCAAAGATTCGAGAAGCAGGTGGGATAGGAGTTCTTTTATATCCGGATGATTTAGTACACTTTCAAGCATTTATCGAGAAAAAAACACCATTAAGCGAGCATTGGTACCGAGAAAATGTCATGCTGCAGAGAAAATGGTTTGAAAAACTTAATAAATAGCATAAAAAACTATTTACAAATTTATAAAAAAATATTATAATAAGAACCATAGGAGGTAAACAATATGGAACAACTTAATGAAGAAAAATTTGTCATTGATAATGACAAAAAAGCTGACTGGGCTCTTGAGCAAATCAAGGAAAAAGAAGAAGAACGCGACCGCTTAATTGATATTGCGAAAGAGAAAATCCAAGACCTAAACCTGCAGATTGAAGCACTCGAAGCCAAATGCAGCAACGAGACTGGGTATCTTAAAGGATTACTTGCAGAATATTTCAACACGGTACCGCACAAGGAAACTAAAACTCAAGAAACATATCAGCTTCTTACCGGAAAACTTGTTTATAAGAAACCTTCCGTTAAGATTAACCATGACGATGAGAAACTTATTGAATGGTTGAGTGAGACGGAGTATGTTGAGACAAAACAAGCACTTAAGTGGGGAGAATACAAAAAGAACCTCATCGTACAAGGTGACGACGTAATCGATACCGAGACCGGAGAAGTTGTAGAAGCATGTTCAATCGAAGAGGTGCCGGCAAGCTTTGAAGTAAAATATTAGGAGGTAAGATATGGCAGGAGCATTAAAGCATATGGAAAGATCCCATCGTGGATACCATAAGAATGTTGATTTTACGGATTTTCACCGTAAGGCCAGGTATAAGGAAGCTCAAAAATTGCAGCGGATGTCCTTAGCTGATATGTTAAGGAAAGTGATCCATAGAACTGCAGATAAATAGGAGGTAAGATATGGCAGAAAAAATATTAATAATGGGTGAGAGTGGTACCGGTAAATCCACATCCATTCGAAATTGCGATCCAAACACAACCGCGATCGTTAATCCGGTGGGTAAACCATTACCATTTAGAGGAGCAGGTAAATTTACCACAATGAATGGTGAGACGGATGCTGATAAGATTTGTGAATTCATGAAAAGGGCAACCGAGTGCGGAGTAAAAACCATTGTGGTTGACGATTTTCAATACATCTTGGCCATTCCTTATATGGATCGAATCAAGGAAACCGGATGGGATAAATATAATGATTTTGGTTCGAATTACTTTAAGATCATCGATATTTGTAACAGCCTTCCTAAAGATGTATGTGTGTATTACCTTACACATTGCGAGACATTGGATAACGGCATTACCACAGTAAAACTTATTGGTAAGCTACTTCGTGAGAAAATCACGGTCGAAGGACTTTTTACCATAGTACTTAAGACCGGAGTAAGTGAAGGTAAATATTACTTTTTTACCCAGAACAACGGCAAGGACACCGTAAAATCACCTCTCGGTATGTTTGAATCCTTTAGTATTGATAATGACCTGGCTTATGTGGATGCAAAGATAAGGAATTACTACGAGCTCGACGGAGCCAAGAGTGACGCTGAAATTGCAAAGCTTGATGAGGAGAAAGCTGGAAGCGTTGAAAAACCCGAGCCTCGTAGACGTAGAGGTGGATCCCATACGGTTGAACCTCAAAAGGAGGAGGCCAGTAAACCTAATGTTTCGGAGGATAATGCGGCAGGAGATAAGGGAAATGAAGAATCTGATAGACCTGTAAGAAGAAGTAGAAGGACTCACGATGAAGTAGTAGCTGAGAATAATCAAAAGATGGCCGACTACGTCAACGAGACATTCAAAGATGCAACCGGCGAAGAGGTACCATTTGAAGACATAAATGCACCCGAAGCACCCGCATTGAATCCGGTGCCGCATCGCACAGTTGAAGAAACCAAAAGAAGAACAAGAAAACCAAGATAAAAGGAGGACAATAAAATGTCAGTAGATTTTAACAAATTTGATCAGATGATCGATAACAACGAGCTTAAAAAGCAGATGGATGCTGCAGGAGAGTTTGATGATGTTCCTAAAGGAATTTATAGGTGTGTTATTGATAAGATGGAGGTTAAGGAAACCAAGAAACAGGACGGTTTAATATTTGCCGTACAGATGGGAATCACCGAAACCATTGATGCACCTAAACAGCAGAACAAGCGCAAGATTTTCTTTAACCGCAAGATTGCCGGGAACAAGGTTTCAGACAGATGGAACGACGGAGTTGCCATTAAGGGTGTAATCGCTTGGATTGAAAAGCTTCTGGACGAAGGCGACACGGTTGAATTTAAGAGTTACAGCCAGTTTGCCGACGAAGTTCTTGATATATATCAGGACATTTGCCCTCAGATTGAGGTAGAGGTTGAGTACGATCCCGATGGATTTAACCCTATAACTATAAAAGAGGTTTTTGATAAATAACACAGCACAGTAATGGTATCTCGGTAGCGAAATAGGTAGATGCGCCCACTATAAGGGTGTGGTTGAGAAACCTTTTATAGACGTATAAGAGGCAATTTTCGTAAAAAGTCCATGTTGTAAGGTGCAAATCCTTACCCGAGATAGCAGTCGAGTGTCCATCTCATTCGACTGTACAGATTAGTTGACATCCTGTCGGATGTGTACAGCAGTGGCGGAATAGGTAGTCGCTTAATAAGTTAAGGTAAACCCCATATGTATAGCCATGTAAAATTTGGATGTGAAATTCATCGCTGTTGGATTGAAGTGTTGCCATGTGAGGTGCAAATCCTCACCTGCTGTATCCACTTCTTAGTGGACATTGATCCCCCATAACAAATTGTTGTATCTTGGAAGTGTAATGGTGCACTCCGCGGGCGACTGTATAGTTCAAACATTGAGAGAACTCCGGCGGCAGAATGAGGTTCGACTCCTCATCCAAGGTATCACGAGAGCCCAGCCGCTTTCGTGATGTTCAGTTCCTTTCATTTATGCTTCGTTCTCAGATAGTTTAGATCCGGTTAAAACACCGTCATCACGGAGACAGGAGGTTCAAATCCTTCTTCTGGGAATCACTAAAAATTTAGGAGGTAAAAATATGAATATAGGAGATCCCATCTATGAGGTTACCGACAATGAGTTAATACTCGGTCAAATTATTAAGGTAAATGGTGAGAATGATTGTACTGGACATGTTACGGCCATCATTCCTAAGGAGGCATTTGTTGCAGCATATAATAAATGGATAAAGGGGAACAAAAAGAGTGTTACAAAATTTTTTAGAAGGCATTTTTAGCTTTGAACGAGATGCAGATTACGCAAGAATTATTGGAATTGGATTAATTGGTGTAATAATGCTAATATTATGGATATGGATCAATAAGTCCGATAAGGAGCAAAAATGATTTTTTACGACTTAGAGGTGTTCAAATATGACTGGCTTGGTGTATTTATTGACACCGATACAAGGCAAGAGCATGTTATAGTCAATGATACCCATTTATTATACAAGCTCTATTGCGATAACATCAAAAATATATGGGTGGGTTATAATAACAAGCACTATGATAAATACATTGTTTTAGGCATCATATTTGGGCTTAATCCAAAAGAAATCAACGATAAAATCATTATTAAGCACATGGAAGGTTGGCAAATAAGTGATGTATTTCGGAATAGTAAAATGATAAATTATGATCTTATGCCAAACGACATGAAGTCATTAAAAGTTCTGGAAGGGTACAAAGGTCACAACATCAAAGAGACTTCGGTACCCTTTAACATTGATAGAAGACTCACAAAAGAAGAAATCGAAGAAACCATTAAATATTGCCGGACAGATGTACATGAAACCATAGATAACTTCATGTGCACCATTGACGAATTCAACGCTATATTTGACATCATTAAAGCATTTCCAAACCAGGTAAATATATCAAATATAGGTGATTCTGAAGCACGAATTACAGCTAAAGTACTTGGATGCGAAAGGCACGATTATAATGATGAGTTCGACTTCTATGTACTGCCATGTGTAAATGTAACCAAATATAAGGAAGTTGTCGATTGGTTCAACGAGTGTGCGAGAGAGGCTAAAGAACTTAACTTAAATCAAGCGGACGAAAAAACCAAACAGGAATGGTACAAGTCAAAATCACTTACAATTGATGTGGCCGGTGTTCCACATACATTTGGTTTTGGCGGGTGCCACGGTGCACCTAAAGAACCCATCCATCTTGTTGGCGGTCTATATCATGTTGATGTAAACAACTATTATCCATCCTTTTTACTAGCACACGGAATGGTTACAAGATCCGCAAGAAATAACAATTATGATCTTGTATACAAAACGCGAAAGCAATTAAAAGAAAAACAAATGAATGCTAAAACCAAAGAACAGTCAAAAGCATTCAAAAAGGCACAATTACCGTATAAAAAAATGTTAAACGCGCTTTCCGGAGCTATGAAAGACAAAGCTAATCCAGCATATGATCCTCGCAATAATAACATCATGTGTATTAACGGTCAGTTAATGCTGCTAGATTTGATTGAACATCTTGAAATAATACCCGGATTTAATTTAGCTCAATCTAACACGGATGGTCTTATAATACAGCTTCCGGATACAGATGAAGCTTTTGATATGATGGACGATATTTGTTACGATTGGGAATGCCGAATGAGTACCGAAAAATGCTCAATTGGGCTTGCAACGGACCAGATAGCAGAAATATATCAAAAGGATGTAAACAACTACTTATGGATTGATTTAGACGGTGGAGTGGAGCGAATCGGCGCGTATGTAAAAGAGCTTGGACCACTTGATTTTGACTTACCGATAATAAATCAAGCTTTAGTAGATTACATGGTAAATAAAATCCCGGTTGAAACCACTATTAATGAGTGTAAAGATTTAATAATGTTTCAAAAAATAGTCAAATTATCGACTAAGTATGAATATGTGGAGCACAACGGTATAAAATATGATTATAAGTGTTACCGCGTGTTTGCTTCCCGGGACGCATCGGATGGTAAAATTCTTAAATGCCGGTCCGGAAATAATCCGGCTAAATTTGGCAATACTCCCGATAGCTGCTTTATATTTAACGATGATGTAAACGATGCTCCGATTCCGACAAAGCTTAACAAACAATGGTATATAGATCTTGCTAAAAAGCGATTAAAAGATTTCGGATTATAAAAAAGGAGTCCCCACTTAAGGGGACCCTTTTATTTTAGGTTATTCAGTTTTTCAAAAAAGTTATCAGTTAGCCTTGGATTTAATACGCTTACTGCTTCGATTAGCTCATCCATGAGGAGCCATGCGTCTTCGGCGGGTTTTCCGGCGATGCCTCGTAAAAAATTAGAATCGCCATATAATCCTACTTCGGATTCAATCTTACTGTCATTTGAATATCCAACGTCTATCATAGAAGGTTTTTCTCCATATAAATGATCTAGCACTGTAAATATGGCCGCTAATTTTTCACAGTTTTGAATTGTATGTTTGCCAGATTTAATCTGGTCTACCGCATCAAGTAACTCCGCTTCCGTAAACATATCTTAATCCTGTTCGAGCTGCTTAATCCAACGATTAATCATCTGAGCCGTTTCCGGATCCTTCGCATCTCTCTTAAGTTCCCTTAAATCCATCGCAAGCTCTTCTTTGGCATCCTTACGGCTGTAGTCGCGATTGTCATTTCTATATGACATATCATCATATGAGCCGTCTCTATTGTTCGAATAACGACCCATGGAATCGCGTCTTGCATTTCTACCACGACCTCTACCGTCGCCTCTTGCGTATGAATACCCGGACTCATTAGAGTAACCGGCATCTTCCATGGCCATAATGGTATCAATGGACTTAATAGAATGAGTAAGTTTATCAACTACATCAAGACTTCCGGCTGATAACTCGCCTTTCTTTGTGATTTTTTCAAGTTCCTCACAAAGCATCTCTTTTAATTCTTCCATCTTATGCATGTGTATACCTCCTTCCTCATGCTACTCTGGTGATACTCAAGCTACCATCAATCACGTTGATTAATGGAGTGGGTACCGTTGCAGGATCGTCTACATTTCCGTTGACATATTCCACAGCCACTGTAAAGCAACATCCGCGAGGGACGTCCACCGTGGCTCTTGATGTCACATTGCCGTATTCGTCTACAGCTGCAGGAGTAAAGATACTTCTACTGCCGACACGCTCTTCTCCTGAAACCACGATTGCTGTTGCTATCGGAGTAACATCACCGCCCTCGGGAATTGCAATATTGCCTGTAAACTCGACGTTATATCTTGCAAAGCATGAATTAGGATTGTTAACTATGCCACGCAGAACAAAAATTCCTGTGCCGTTTTGATGGAATACGTATCCCTTATTACACCGAATAGAATCAATAAATGGAATAGCCTGATTAAGCGCGACGCTTTCGACCTGGTCCCTTGTTAAATATTCTGCCATAGTTTCACCTCCTTAGAAGTTACCACATCCGCATCCACAACCGGAATTAAGGTTGTTGGGACATGTAAAGATGGGCTGTTCTCCATAAACAGGAACGGTGCCAACGGGACACTGGTTCAATCTGTTATAGATACCATCGATAATTGTGGAATTCTGAGCAACCTGGGAAGCCTGTCCTCTTGCATAAAGAACTTCCTGACGAAGCTGAGAAATCTCATCGTTCTTAGCATCAATCTTGTCCTGGCAAAGCTGGTCCTTAATGGACTGAATGCCGCCATTGATAACATTGAGAATGCTCTGGGTGTTCTGAGTATCATTTGTACGTGTAGCACATGCCTCACGAGCGATATCTGCACCAAGATTAGCGATGCCAAGACGGTTCTCGCAGCAACAGTTACCGAGCTGAGTACCAAGAGAATTGAAGCCCTGACTCATAGCGGTCTGCAATGCGAAGTTCTGGTTCATGTTAGCCATCTGTCTTGCGTTAGCACCCTGCTCAACATTTGCAAAGCCGTTTGCAAGTGACATCTGGATATCTCCGCAGCATCCGCAAAGCTGTGTAGAAAGGGCAGCCAAAGCGTCTCTTACAGATGTAACGTTATCGTTAATCATCTGGTCTCTGAAGCCGTTATTGGTATTGGTGTTAATGTTCTGCTGTCCGGTAAGAACCCAAGGGAAATCGTAACCGAGCTGTGCGTTACCGCCGAATCCTCCTCCGAATCCGTTACCCCAGCCGCCTCCGGCAAGTAAGAGAAGAAGGACGATCCATCCCCAGTCACCACCAAAGCCGCCATTACCAAAGCCACCATTGCCGCCACCATACATAGGTGCGACGGGCATTACCATGCCGTTGCTTTCATCTGTTAAAGCCATAGTTTTACCTCCTATAATTTTTTTAGGTTAGGAACTACTCTCGCGACGAATAGTCCGTATATATTAAGAGCGCCTTAATATTTAAAACTTAAATTTATTAGCAACCATTTGACGGATATCAGGCTTGTTCCACATTTGCCTTGCCTGATTTACTTGATTTTGGTTAACCATACCTGAATTAAGCAAGTATTGAGCCATCTCATCCGGCGTACTAATACCTCGCATGTTTTGTATATTCATCTTAGGATTTATTAATCCTATCGCTTGTAATATGCTATTCGGTATCATCGTCATCCACCTCGATTTCTTTCATAATCTTTTTGACAGTCTTAGGTGCTATCTTCTTTTTAATGTCCTCAATATCACTCTGAATCGCTTCAATTTGACCTTTAATCTCATCGAGTGCTAAATTGTCCGTCTGAGGTTCTTTGGACTCTTCTACGGGGCTGTTTTCCTCTTTAACGAGCCGATATTTTTCAAATATAGGTCTGTCAAGCTGAGAAAACCCCATGGTCTTAGTGTAAATATATGGTGCATTCTCATCTTTAAAAGTAACACTATTACCAAGCCCAATCGGATAACTTCTAGCTTCCGCTTCACTCGATATACTCATGATGATTCCACTGTTTTGAATCTGTTGAGCTTGTATGTTGGGAGCGGGTGCAGCTTGCTGGGCCTGTTGATAAAATTGATTTTGTGCGTAATAAGGGTTGTACTGTGGATAAGCCATTTTTTATTCTTCCTCCTTTGTCCAATACCAAATCGGTGCTTCATCGCCGCTGTCCCAGGTGTCAAAATAGCGGCCATTTTTGACAGCGATTACATGTGTTCCAGTCCCAAGTATATAAGTGCCCTTAAAATGCTCACCACAAAAATCTTTGACGGTATAGCATCCCGGACAATCACTCGGTATTATATATCGTTTATATCCTTCTGTTTTAAGGTATTCATTCCAGACTCGGTTTGAAGATGGCATGTCGTACATTAAAAGACCTTGTAAACAAAGGTCCACATATACCTCATACCATGATTTTTGCATTGCGATAGAAATTGCTCTAACTACGCAATCACCAACGTAGGATCCGCTGGGATTTGGATTACGATGAATAAACATATTCTTCACCTCCACACAAATTAATTGTAAATAAAAAGGTACCTAACTAAAATGAATTAATTAGGTACCTTTGAGGTAAGAATATGGAAATTTTATGCCCTAAACGTATTTAAATAACACTTTTTCGTACTTACAGATTATATTACGAATTTGCTTAACCGATAGATCATACGTTTCACTTAGCTTTTCATATGTCAAACCATCGATATATCTTGATTTAAGAATATCTCTATGCTTTTGAGAATGAATGTGTTCGTCAATTATCCGGCTGATTTGGCTATTTGTATATTCAATCATTTTTTAACCTTAACTCTCCCGGTACCATGACACATGTTGCATTTTCGGTACCCACTATTACCACCGGTCTTACGAACTCTTCTTTTAGTTACCTTTTGTCTTACCTTCGGCATTTATATCTCCCACTCCACTTACGTATGCATCACCTTGTCCGGTTTCAACTTCTTGTTCTACTTCAATCTCATCAACAAATTGCAATTCGTAACAAACCCATAAACCGTTACTTACAAAAAAAGCAATTATTAAAATTACCGACAAAATAAAAAGTCTTTTATTGGTTCGCTCTAATCTTGCTCCCTGGGAATCAAGGACGTAATTAACGTTGATTTTATCATCCATTTTAATCGTCCTCCATCTTGGTTTCAATTACTGTTACTCTATGATCAAGAGATTTAATTTCATTCTGAATTGCGCTCACCATATCGGTGGTCCGGTTTACCGACTGTTGTATGTTCTCGAGTTTAACAATAACCGTAGTAGCATCAATCGCACCGGCTCTAGCCTCATTCTTATCATCTTTCGCATTAGCTTTAATAAGCGAATAAATGGTGATAAGAACTGACACTATAGATATTGTCCATGGAATAAAGCTTGTAGTATCCACTGTAAGCAGCATCTTCATATATTCTCCTATCTTTAATTTATATACTCATTATATCATGCTAGAAAAAATAAAAACACAGTTAGCTTAACAAACTTGTCCAAGTTTTTGGTCCACAAACACCATCCGGAATGCCACATTCAATATGATCCCTTTGATAATTAAGGACTGCTGCCTTAGTTTTAGATCCAAATATACCATCCACGTCACCGCAATTATGGCCCTTGCTATTGAGTAACCACTGCAAAAGCTTAACATCATCGTTAGAGCTACCGGTTTTACAGATGATCTTCTCGATCGTAATTTTACATGTGGGCTCTGCGTGTTTAGGGATAGGTGTTACATTTTCACCATAGAAAATGTCCATATCAACATTACCGTTAATGCCACTAACCGAACCCTTACTCGTATATTGCCACATTTTACAGGGCATACTAGGTTGAGACGGTCCCCATATTGCAAGCCAAATGGGGCATGTTAACTCATTTCGATAGATAACATTTTTGAAATAATCAGACGAAGCATAAACACCGGTATCATAGCCGTTTTTCTTCATACCGTCCACGTACTTTTTGCACATGTCCGTTATTAACCGTCTGTTTTGATAAACATTGATGCCATGTTTCTGCTTGTAATGATCCGCATCTTCCATATCGAACCAGACACCAAGCATGGGCTTTTTACCTTTGAGTACTCTTAAGGAGTGTTCAATCTCATTATCCACATTGTCGAGTGTGAGTGCATATGAATAGAGATATGCACCCCAAGGCAAACCTATCCTTTCACATTCAGTGACATACTGATTAAATTTAGGATCATCCTGGTTAATAGCATTACCGCCCCAGCCAAGACGAATAATGGCAAATTCAATGCCATCGGCTTTCACTTTGTTCCAGTCAATGTTGCCTTGGGCATTAGATACATCAATTCCCTTCATCTTATCTCTCCCTTTTCTTCATATGCTCACGAGCAATACTTATTGCGATTACTGCACAAAATCCAATTAATCCAACCATTAACACGGATGAGATAATCCCAAGGATCATAAGTTAACCCTCCTTATTTGCTGCATCTGTCCAAGCTTCACAAAAAGCATAGATGGCCGCTGAAACAACAGTGCATACTGAACCAACAATGGCGAGAGTCTGATTGCCTACTACAATACCGCTGATGCCGGTACCCAATGATGCAAGTGCTGCTGCCACACAAACCCAAAATTTACGAGATGTCAATTTGTTCCTCATAGTTAATATCCTCCTTGTTTTTATTCCACTTTCTTATGTTTTCTCTTTGAGCTTTCCAGATAATAAATCCGGTATGAATCCCAAGCTCGCCCCATACAACCGGGAGGCCCACAGAAACTATACTCATGTCTGTTATATTCAGGTACCCGCTAAAGATAGTAAGAATATAACAAGCTCCGGTATAAATCCATGCGAATTTAAGATTCATAAAATATAGTCTATCCGTAAAGCCTCTCGTCGCCGGTCTTGCCATAATTACTCCTCTACAATACAATCTTCATAGCCATCTGTCTCTAAGATTGTATCAACATCCGACTGCCAATCTTTGTAAAGATTGGTCTTGACAAAATAAGCTCTGTACTTAGCCTGACCCTTTTCTAAGCTCTTGTCTCTTGCCTTTTCAATTGCTCTTGCGATAAATGCTGACATACCTTCTTCCTCCTTTGTCTTTGCCATAATGTATTTATACCTCCAATTCAGGAATAATATCTGACATAATTGTGTCAACAGTTTCAAAGGTTTCATTTGCAAGCTCCTCCACTTCACTTAATCCCTCCTCAACAGCTTCCATTCTTTCCTCTATACTCGGCTGCGGTTCTGTGTAAGTGTAAGTAATTGTAGTGCCTGATATTACCAATGTGTAATATTCATACTCAGGGCAAGCTACTTCATACTTATCATCAGCGGAAACCTGCTCATAAGTGTGCTTCCATTCATTTTCCTCACTTAAGGTCTGTGTATCAAAAAGCTTCCCATTAACTACTACAGACACATCAACACTTTCAGGCCTGTGCTCAGGATTTTCCTCATCATTCCATATAATAGCCACTGTTACATCCTTCTTAGGAGGGATATAATGGCTTCCATCATTGGAAAACCATGTAGATTTTTCCTGATTCCTGTATACAGTCTTAAAATCAGAATAATCGCCTATATGTGAACCATCAATAGAGTAAAGATTAAATCCTGACTTGTTAGAGCCAACATAGCCAAGTAACTCAACCACATTGGCACTATGATAAATAAATTCTATTGGATATTCCTTAGAGGAATTTCCGAACTTGGCTATTAGCATAATTTTTATTCTCCTTTTATTTAATTAAACACGTTTAAAACTCAATGGTTAAAACGTTATTGAATCACCGCTTTGCGCTGTGAAGCTCCTTGTTGTATTCGCACTAACAAGGGTTTGGTTGAAATATAAATCAACATAAGCCGTGATTTGTATATCGTTTGAGTTTCCTGATATTTCAAGTTTTAATTTGCTATCAGTGTAGATGGTTCGATATACTGTTAAAACGCCTCTTGTGCCACACTTTAACGAACGGATTTCGTTACCAACATATATATCTATGTCTCGGAATATGCAATATTCACTCGTACTAGCTATTTGTCCGAATCCGTAATAATTGCCAGGGAACGTTATTTTTGAAACGTCACCCTTCTTAAAAGGGATTACTGTATCTGCACCATTCACTTTCAGCCCTAAAACCTCATTGGTTTCATCATAGGCGATTGAGTCCACTGTTACATATGTGGAATCTGAGAACTTCTTAACGGCGGCAGTATTCATAGCCTTTATAGCCAAGGCATCAGCAACTTTTCCACTCTGAGTATTAGCCATTACCTGCTCTGCTGTGTCAAGTTTGGGATACTGAGCAATGGCTTTATTCTGCCATTTTCCTGTAGCAACATCATAAATAAGAGCCTGACCATCAGCCAAGGTAGAGTTATCAATATCTACATCTGCCATCTGCTCTAATTCGGTCAAAAACTGTTTTGTCACATTCTCCCACTTATGAGAAGTAACATTGTACTGCAAAATCTGACCTTGTGATGCACTTGCAATATTCACATCCGTCAAATCATTCAATGCACCTACAGCCTGTGCTGTAAGAGCACCATTAGCATCAATAGTAATGGTAGTTCCATCAGGCTTTACTAAGCCGAGTGCTTCACCTGTTGCTGTGGGCACACTAATTGTACCATCTGCAATAATCTTAATGCTTGCTCCATCAGGTCTAACCACACCTGTATTGGTTACTGTTGCAATACCTACAGCACTACCAAACTTCTGCCAATATTCGCTCGCCTGTGCCGTGGGAGTTATACCTGTACATGCTTTTCTACAGAGCCATGACTCATCATTATAAGCTACCAAATCAAGTGGCTCATAAGGTGTAGCGGCATTGTAGTTACCTACAGCCATTATAAGTATTCTACCTGCACTTACTTCTGCCATTTTTAAAAATCCTCCTTAAGCTGTTAAGACTTCATAATATAAGTTTCCATCAGTAGGCTCTATTCTAAGGCCAATACCACTCTCTTCTTCATAGTACAAATTACCATCTTCAAAGTTTACATGAACATGGATTCCTGCTACTTTTGCTGTGGCTATATCTACTAAATCCTGTGCTGTATTCATTGCATTTGTAGCTAATTCTGCCTGTCCTCTTGCTACATTTGCAAAATACATGGAGTTATTAGTATCTTCTCCCTCACGAGTAAACGTATCACCCACTGCCCAAGACCGGGATAAAGTTGCATCCGCATCCGCACTAATCTCGCTCGCTTTAGCGTTTGCTTCAGATACTTGTATGTCTGCCAGATAATTTCTTCGTAGATGGGAGTCACCGATCGAACCTTCACGAACCTGCGCTGTAACAATCCCGCCTGTAGCACTCATCGATATTGTAGGTGTATCTGTAAACTCATTATCCTGAATAAAATCTGACAAACTAATTGAGTCTGTCGTTTCATCTTGATATGTAAGTATAATCGATTGAGATTCGCGGTCGTATCTAGCATTAATGGCAATTTTACCAATGTTAGAGTTAATGCGATTTATTGTACCATCCTTTTTAATGATGGTAATAACACCGGTATTTTCGTCAAGAGTCCATGATCGCATTAAATCATTTGCATCTGCAACGTTTAATTTGACGGTATCAAGAGTTATAACTCTATTATCTATCTCGTCAATAGCTGCATCCATTCTATTTAGATTGGTTTCATTTAAAGCAGTTCTTTCACTCGGGTAATTTTCCCAATGGATCCTTACATACGCTTTTTGCATCTTGCATCTCCTTCATTTCTTCTATAATGGCATTATCAGCAAGTTTCTCAACCTGTGTGGTTACTAATTGAAGTGCTAATAATCGAGCCTCCCATGATAATCCAGGATGGGCATTTATTACATCATTAAGTTCTTCTTGAAAACATCTAAGTTCGTAGTCACTCATCTTATGTACCTATCGTCACCGTCCCAACTACGGCACCATTTCTATATACATTATATGTGCCAGAACGTGCTCTTGTTTGTGCCCATCCTTGGCTTACTACATAACTACCAAGTGCCAACGCTGTGCAATATACATAATTATTCGATATACGCACACCATTTACTCCAGTGCTAAGTGTATTTGCCGTAATCATTCTAGCTTGTAAGTTATCTATTCTTGCATTAGTCGAATTTAAATCACTTATATTTGCCTTTGTAGCCACAAGGTTATTAGTAACTTGCAAATCACTTATGCTCGCCTTTGTAGCCACAAGATTCTTTGTATCAACTAACTCAGCATAAACACCCGAAACTCGGTTATTGACTGAACCAATACTATTATTTAAGTTGTTCTCAGCCGATATTGCTCTATTTCTTTCAGTTAATTCTGATTCGGATGCTCTTTCGGTTTCGGCTTTAATCGCACTTGCATTAGCCGCTACTTGCTGCTTAATGCTTGGTATATAGGGTGGCTGCCTTCTTGTTCCTTTTGCGCTATAATCATCTTTAAGGCTTTGAACACCTTTAAGTTTTCTTGTGAGTACATAAGCACGAATAATTGACCGTCTTGCGACCATTAAAACAAAGTCGCCACACTCAACGTAGGGTAATCCGATACAAGTAATATCTGCAGGTCGGTACCATAATCCACGAACGGTGTTATAAAGATTTTGTGCGACCGAGCTTAATTCAGATCCTGTCTTACCATAGATTAATGGATTATCTTTAACGGTAAATACGTTTTGAATTGCCGCACGTTCACCAGATGTGGCAATTACGTTGCCCTCTTTACCTATCAATTGAACCATGGTTATAGGATCAACGTCATAGTTTTCAAACTTAATACTTGTATAATGTGCCTTAGATACGTTATCAACGGCATTCTCATCATGTGGGTATAAATCATCGGCCGGGAATAAATCCTCTGCAGGATATATCGCCTCAGTTCCTTCTACAAGATGAACATATTCAAAGGTACCAGCACGACTAATACGGCCAAAACGACCGTTTATTTGGCATAAAGGTTTGATAATCTTAGCACCCTCAATAACGGAATCATCAATAGTTTTATTAACCGTCATTGGATCATTTGGTAAGAAATCAATCTCTTGCTCTATACCAAAAAGATTAAAAAATGAATTTCTCATATCCCTAATGGTAATCGGGAAACTAAGACTATTATACCAGGATGCAACATCAGTGTTACAAATACGATACAATGCGTCATAGGCCATAATTTCTGTGGTATATTCCTCATGGGTTGTATTTGTAACAGTATCGATTATGCCTCTAAAGATAGGAATGATATTATCATCCACAATAATATCTACTTCGATGCCCATTCCTTCAATATCGGCAACAATATCAACGGTATCAACCTTAAACGATGACGCAATGCAACCGGTAAAAGATAAACTATTACCGGTCTCAATTGCCTCCTGTAACTCCATGGACTCACAAAGGATATCATCGTTGTGAATGACAATTTCTGCCTCCGGGATTCGTATCTCTAAATCTTTATGCACGTTATCTGATTTAAAGAGGTTTTTAACCTCATCCGATACTCTTAGCATTTATCTTTCCTCTAAATCCATGGTTACAATGGTTACGATATAATCCGCATTCGCTTCCTTTCTTGATTGAAGCGACATTTTGTAGTAGCAATAACAATCTACGAGTGCATTTATATCTGAGCCAACATAAACTTTGATATTAAGTAAATTACCCACTTTATTATCGTTAAGGAGTGCAATAAAATCATTATATTGCTCATCGGTAATAAAGGCCAAATCAAAGCTTCCATTTACTCTTCTTCGTACTTCATCCCGATGCTTTGAATAATTCGCATCGGTCCACTCATTGTAAACAGGCTCGCTTGATACCTTGTAGCTTGTATAATTTATGTAATTTGTAATATCTACATCACCAAGTTTAGCAAGAATCATGTCACACCTCTGCTTATATTATATCGCACCAAACGCGCTATAACCATTAGATTTGATAAATTTATCGTCCTCATCACGAACCACCTGGAATATCTTTCCAGTATCTCCGGCAAGGGTAACGTTCACGTTTACCGGTACCGGCTGCCCGGTTGATGTTGTGGTACCCGATAATGCACCACTTCCTTCCTGAGAGCTCCGTGAAATAACAGGTTCAAAATCAAAGCTATCACTTAAGGTTCTTTGTAACTCATCTGTGTTATCTTTAATACCTTGCATGAATAGATCCATCATGTCCGGAGCATATGTATGGAAGTTACTCAAAGGACCGAATTTCGGTTCCGAGAACCCAATAAAATCTTTAATTTTTTGTCCGACACCCTTGATTACATCAACAACGGCACTTATTTTTTCCTTAATACCATTGATGAAGCTATCAAGTAAGTCTCGTCCCCATTGTAATGCTTTACCAGGTAACTCTTTAAAGAAATTCACAATGTTATTAATCGTGTTTGGTATATCCTCGGTGAAAAATTGCTTAATCCCTTCCCAAATAGATGCAAAGGTTTCTTTTATTCCTTCCCAAAGATTAATCCAAAACTCCCTAAACGCATCGCATTTATTCCATAGCACCACAAATGCTGCGACAAGGCCCGCAATGGCTAATACAATTAAGCTAATAGGATTGGCCGCCATAACCGCATTTAGCACACCGAACACCGTTGTTAGTCCTTGGATGATACTTATAACACCCGTTACGATCTTAAATCCGGCAAAACCTGCAACAATAACACCGATTAACGGGGCTAATATCTTAAACAAGTTGACGATTTTTTCAAGGCCACCGTCTGCGATAAATTGAGAAAATTTGTCCATTAGGCTGGTAATCGCGGGAATTAACTCTCCCAATAACGATGCGCCGGCGCCTTTAAATGCAGCGTCCAATGTTGTCAGTGAATCTTGAAAAGCCGCACCGTCTTTAACCGCATCCTCGGATATAACTCCACCAAGTTCTTCAAACTGTTCCATTAAGGATTGAGTTTCCTCTGCGGTGGTATTAAATAGCGGAGCTAATTCTTGACCACTTCTACCAAATAAATCATTAGCAAGAGCGGCTCTTTCTGCAGAATCTTCCATCCCTTGAAACTGAGTGATAACCTTGGCAAATAGATCTTCACGCGATAAGCCTTGTATGTCTTCCATTGACAATCCAAGACGATTAAACGTCTCAATTGCAGAATCTGAACCGTTTACAGCCTCGTCAAATTTATTGGTAAGAGTTTTAAAACCCGCAGACATATTATTTATATCTGCCCCGGATAACTGTAACACGTGATCCCACTTTTGATATGCATCAGTAGATAATCCGAGCTTCTGACTCATCTTATCTATCTGGTCGAGATTCTTAGAAAATCCATCTGCAGTCTTAAACAATGCTGCTCCGGCTCCGGTAATAACTCCGACACCTGTGGCCATGTTTTTAAAACCGCCAGTTATTTTCTTGGTACCAGAATCCCACTTGTTTTTGAGATCATCAACCTTATCACCGGCCTTAGTGATTCCCGACTCATATTCACTTGAATCTAATGTAAGCTTCGCTACTAAATCAAATAGATTCATTTATTTTTTTCCTCATATGATCAATAATCTGTTTAGCTGTTCTCTTTTCCTCTTTTGGAGGATTAATTATATCCGCATACCTAATATTAAGATTCCATGCAGATTTCATGGAATCAGTAACATAAATGCGGTATGCCTCATCACGCCGATTAAGTCTAATCTTTGCTGAGACATACCGCATAAAGTACTTTAGGCTTCGGGCGCCTCTGTATTCTCCATAACAGGACCAGAAGAGGTCTTTTCCATTATCTGATCCTGCAATCCAAAAAGCTCAATTACCGTTGGATCATTAAAGAAGTCTAATAACATCGCCGGTATTTCGAGCAAGCTCGGCTGGTATGTCTCAGGATCTTCCTCATTAAGTATCGCTAATATGAAGATCACCGTTGTTGAATGGTGTTTTAACAAATACTTAATGCCTTCCATCTTATCAGTCTGGATTGCTTTTTTGAATTCCTCGTCCTTTGTTATACTAACAATAGGATCGATTAAATCCGCCAGCACTCCTATTGCTCTCTCGCCTTTTATATCGGATAATTTCATACATTAAGCCCCCTGACTCGTTGCTGTTGCGATAATCTGAATATTTCCGGTTACTTCTGCAATGTTTACTTCACCACTTAATTCGGTATACGCGGTCTCGGTAATGTCCTCATTTCCCATGAGTACGACTACGTTTGCAACCTCATAACCTTCAATCGCACTAAGTGTAGTAGCGAATGCATCACCAGCATTGACAGAATTACCTTCGAATGTTGAACCAACGTTTAATAAATTCTGATTAACTGTGTAAACATCAACCTCGCTGGGATCCAAAGAATAGAATTCCATGGGCATTGTTTCCTGGTCATTGATTGAAACATGACCGGTCAACTCGACGGAAGTCTGTCCTTTTCCGGCCTTTGTGGTCTGAAGCGAGAATCCGCTTGTGGATAATGCATCCTTTAATCGAACCGCAACACAACCGCCATCAGCTCTATCACCAACCCACCAAACATCCGAGAAGTCGGTCTGCTTGAGGTCTCTACGAGGTTTAATAGCACCTGTTTCTGCATCAATATCTGCAGCACCAAGAGCTAATCTAATACCCTCTTTTGATGTGCCAAGTGAAGTAAATGCCAACTTAGCCTCCCAAGAATCGAGGTGCGCAAGTTCCTTCATTTTAGCAGGACAGTTATCGACATCCTCTCCGAGGTCTGAATATGTGGGAACACAGGAAGCCTGGATGCCACCTGTGGTGGCACATATAATATCTTCATCAAGTAATGCAGGAGCTGCGGGATTAAATCTCTTAAGCAGAACACCGGCATCAAGCTGAAGGCTTTCAAATGTGTCTTTAGGGATAACTGTAAATCTTCCCATAATTAACTCCTTTCTAATAAGCCGTTAAAAATTCTCCTAAAACGTTTAAATAAATACGTTTAACCTTGTCATCGTTAGGATCCCCCATTCGCTGTGCAAACGGTGTGCCCTTAACGAGCCAAATATAGCCATCGTCAATTTTAATGACGTGATGCCCATATTCTGCAATAGTCTTTGCAATCTCGTCTTCCTTAAGGGATACTCGCTCCCAAGAATTAGACTTATCCCAAAGAGAAGCGCTTAATGAAACTACATTACCAAGAGAATCGGTTGATTCACTATAAGTAATATAAGGGAAAGTTAAAGGCACCATTTCGCCTTGATCGTTTGGTATCTTTTCCGGCACTGAATTCTCATCAAATGCGGGCCAGTCAAAACTATTCCAAAATGCGTTTAATGCCTGAGCTTTATTCATTAGTCAACTCCCATTCTTCCGCGCTTACTTGCCTCATGTTGAGATTTGCGCTATCTGGTGTGCGCTTATCATCACCATCAGAAGTGACGCGAAATATCTTTCCATCGCGAAGTCTCTTAAACACGTCATGATATTGCAAATTCATTGCTTTTTTTGTGGTTATAGTATAAAGAGCCGTTACTCCTTGCTTTTCACCGATTCTTGCTTCCATTGAAGTATCAAGTACGGTTGCGGCTTGAAATTCGGCCCCTTCTACCCAAGAGGTAATATACCCGCCGTAACCGTCCGCTCTGGTTGTTTTGTCAAGCATTATGCAATTTTCCATTGCTTCCGATAATAGGCTCATATCTTCCTCCACTTATTAAGTTGATTAGCAAATGTTGACTGCCAAGACGGTCCACTTGCTCCGGACGAACCACCGCTTGCTTTAGAATACGAATATCCGCCAAAGGACTCGCTTTGATAAGGTGAATTAACTGACTCGCCATATTTAGTTACCCATGCCTGTATCTCATCGGCCAAAGAAATCACTTCCTTTGGTACGGCCATTAACCAAATAGATCCGACAAATAATTCATCTTCAAGATTAAGTTCTTCGGTGTACTTATGCACTCCATCGTTAAACACAGAGCCAATAATACGAAAATATTGATTCTTTTTAATCTTATCAGTAAAGTCAGAATCAATGATTTTTCCATCTTGTATTTCAAAGGCTCCGTGTATCCGGGGCTGTCCACGATCAAACCAATTTTTAATTTCCTGGCAAAGTTCACTCAGCATCTGCTTTCTTTCTACCTCTTCTCTTAGGGGCGGGATCATCTTCATGCTGCTCTTCAATAACAGCATCTTCCTCTACCTCTTCAACAATAGGTTCCTCCGTTACCGTCTGCTCTTCGACAATCTCCTCAATAACAGGTTTATGCCTGCGATTTTTATCGCTTAAAAGCTCTGTAAGTCGTTCATCAGATACCTCAAGACCTTCGCGGGGGAAAATATCCCCCGCCTGGTACTTATAGTTATTATCCTGAAGATCTGTAAAAGTTGTTAATGCTTTAAACATGTTTTACACTCCTATGTCTTCAAGTGTTAATCCAGTAAGATCAAATACCTGTTTATTTGATTTGGTCTCACTCTTCTGCCACAAGATAAGTTTCTGATTCTTATTATCAATCTTAAATACACCATTTCTGTCTGTATCATCGATTGCTTCAACAAGACCAGTGCCTTCACTAGGCTGTAATCCTACAAGAAGACTTGTTACACCTTCTTCAGGATCACTCCACTTAAGTGCCAAGAAATGTCCATCACCACTTAAAGGTCCAGTGGGAGAAAGACCGCCTTCGATGAACTTAAGAGTACCGGTTACCTTGTTACCAGATACTGTTACATCATCCTGGAAATCACCAGGTGTTTTGTCGGTCCATGGGAACGTTGTCTCATCGGCTTCCGACTCTACCGTGAGACTCGTTAAGGGTTTGCATCGATAGTGTTAATAGCAACGCCATCAGCATACTCAAACCAAAGTTTCATGCCCATGAGAGCGAATGACTCACCAACGGCTGTGCCGTAGTTGCCCTGTGCATGGAATCCGATAAGGCTTGTCTCACCGTCTGTGGTGTAAACAAGGCCAAGTTTTGCGAACTCGGTTGAAGGATCCACATAGTAGAGAACCAAGTTGTCGGAAGGAACTGCAATAACCTTGCCCTGGTCAATCTCCGAGGAAAGGATAATTGTGTCCGCACCGAGGAAGTTCTTAATATACTGGATACCGAACAGATTCTGGATGCTAAGTTCTGCACCACCAAGATACTCGTAAACATCAAGGGTGTTTACGAATACAACTGTGCTGGTTACGTTCTTATGCATCTTCTTGAACTTATCCTGAACCATGCCGATTGCCATTGCTACTGCCATCTGGAATGTAGCATAAGAATCGCCCATAGCTGATTCATCACCGGTCAACTCGTCATAGAAATCATCCATAACTACAGTCTGTAGCTCATTAAGGAATGCATCGTCGGTCTTTTCAACTGCAACTTCTGCACCGTACTTGTCAACATCCTCAACAGGAACAGCCTTTGCATATTTCTGTAACTTAAGATCTGCATAACCAGCCTGCTGAACGGTTGCCTTTGAATAAGGGATTATTGCACCTGCAGGTACATCACCGTCTTCAAGATCAACCTTTGCGGTATAAGAAACAAGCTTAGTTCCAGCCTCCTTCTTAACAGGTCTCATAATACCAAGAATCTCACGAAGAGCCTCCCAGTTCTGACCAAATCTTGTGACGAAATCAATTTCTCTCGCGGTAACATCTACATAGCTGTTAGGTAAGCTATCACGAGGAGTGGTTAAAGTTTCAACGTTTGCTGCTGCCATGATCATTTTCCTCCATTTCGAATGAATTCTCCCCAGGCCTTCTGTCTTTCCTGGGTGTCCTTAATTTTCATTATCTCTTCTTTAGTTTTTCCACCGCCATTATTCTCAGGTGGTGTAGATGTCCCGGCACCCTCTTTACCGTCCTTAACAATAAAGTCGGACCACTCTTCGGTCAACGACTTCTTAAGTTCGTCGGAACCTTCGATCTTGCCATCCTTATCAATCTTGATTTTATCAAGTTCAACAAGCCTTGCAACCGCGTCAATGCGCTTTTCGGAAATACCGACCTCCTTAAGTAATGCCTTATAAGCTGCCATCTTACTGTTATTGGACTTCTCAGTCTCAACCGTTTTCTTGTAAGTATCGAAATCCTCTTTTAAGGCTTCGTACTTAACCTTATAAGGATCCTTATCGCCATTGTCGCCTACCTGCTTCTTCAAATCTTCCAGTTCCTTCTGGACACCGGGAAGCTTCTCAGCATCTTCCTTATACTTAGCAATATCATCCTTTAAACCGTTAACTGTCTCAACATGAGCATCAATAATCTCATCAATTTTCTCAGCTTCAATCCCCAGAGCTGATAAAAATTTTCTTGAAAGTGCCATATTATGATCTCCTTTTCTTCGGTGTACGTTTCTGTGTACATTAGATTTTTACACCTACATTATAAAATATATTTTTTGAAAAGCATATATAAAATAATTTTTATAAAAAAGTCTTTACAAATAGATAAAAAAGAGCTATTATTATCATGTAAGGAGGTAATAAACATGTATCAATACAAAGGACACCGAATAGTAGAGACAGACTACGGATACCTGGTATATACACCAAAGGGCGAAAGGCTTGGACCATACAGTACCACAAAGGAGGCCGAAGAAGCCATAGACGAAAAAACAACTGAATAGCACAAAAAAGAGGGCCTTATCCTTTAAGGCCCTCGGTGTATATTTGGCTGTATTTTTCTTTGTACTCTGACTTAAGAATGGCATTCTTCAAAAAAGGTCTTGGTGCTCTGCCACGTGCTCCCAATTCGATATATTGAGCATATTCCACATTAGTACCAATATAAACTTCACCCATGGCAGGTACTCCATGCGGAGCATAATCCTCGGTTTTTGCCTTTGCCCCAGATTGAGTATTCGGGGAGCCTTGCGCATTCTCGGTAACAAACGTGATGCTGTTACGCAATCGGCCTGTATCCACGGCTCCCATATCGGTAATTTCTTTAATAGCATAGCCTTCGGCTTGGAGTCCGACAGCCTCTGAAATAACAGAAATCCGTCTTTTTAATTCATCCTGAACTTCATTGACATGGGAAGTAACCTGTAACTCACTCATTCCATTCAAATCCTTTCACGTCTACACGCATAGCGCACCGGCAGTTATAAACATTAGCAGGGTCTGCAGAAGGATCACCTGGATATGAAATCTCGCCATATTCATTGTCCCATGGTTCATCTACATCCACTTCAACTCCGTCAAGGTCGGCATGCCATGCTCTTGTCCGTTCATCCAACGTTGCAACCCAAATACGCTTTAAAATTACACCATCTTCAGTAGCCTTTTTATAACTATCATTGCGTCCTTTATTCTCTGCGGCTGTAGTCATTGTCCGAGCATTACGAACTGCGGAGGCTCTATTCATATCTGTAACCAACATCAATCTTTTTGATATATCCGGAATTGACTCGCCTTGTAATATGCCTTGGAGTACTTGACTGTTAATATTCTTTTCATTCCATCGCATGTCCTTCGGGATATTAACCTTCTTTTTCGGTAAGAAACTCTTATCTTTAGTAGCCAACTCCTTAACGGCTCTTTCATTTACAAGCGAGAAACTATAACCCTTAATCTTCTGATCCTTAAAGGCATTATAATTTACGGTATATATCTTAGGCATTTTGCTATTGACATAATTAAGAGCCACTTCATTTGTATGAGATAACTTAGCCGCAGTCTCATCAACCATACCCTGATACCGCTTATTATTTACTGTAATATTTTTCGCAGTTCGTTCATACGTTATTTTGGCTGTACTTATGGCTTCTTTATCTCCGGACTTAATCGCTTCTTGTAAATCCTGGAAGGCTTTGTCGAGTTTAGGAGCATGAGAAATCATAAATTTATTCCAAGTGCTTGATATATCGCCATAAGCACTTGAATAAATCTTATTGACCTTTTTCTCCATTTGCGATAAATGCTTATCTGTCCACTTACGGGCCTTATCTTTTACCATTAATTATTTTCCTCGTCTAAGTTATCCACCGAATTATCCACATCATCCACCGAATCATCAAACCGACCGGCCTCTTCCCGGGTAAGATTGTCCATAATACCATCAATCTCGTCGGGGCTAATAAAAGGAAGCTTTTTAAGTACGGTTTTAGCATCAAGGTACTGTGCTGCGGAAAGAACCATGGTGGTCTCTTCGGACTGGTTGACAATCATGGACCGTTTAAACGTAGGATTGTCCTCGATTCCTGCAAGAGCCAAAATCTCCTGAATAAACTCGATCACACAATATTCGAAATCATCCGTTTTTTCATTCAAAGGCTCATAAGATGCCCGAATTGCTGTAGCCACAATATTACCATTAGCGATTGCCTCGGTATCAAGGGCCATTGCATCCTTAATAAGATCCTTTTCAAGTCTTGTCAAATAGGTTTCCCTTGCCGTAACGGGAACGTCAACCGTATGAGCCTCTACATTTACATGCTCACCGTCAACATTCGCCGCATGTACCGTTTTTAATTTCTGAATAAACTGGGCTAAATCAACATCGTCCATGCCTCCAGCATTCTGAACAATCCAATAAATCAACGAAGCATCGTCCACGTCATTGGCAAACCCGGACTCAATCAAATCATAACAGTCAATTTTAGACTGCCATGCTTTAATTTTAGAAACATGATCCTGATTACCCCATAAAGGAACCACAGGGAATCCCGGATAATTCTCAGCATCATATATCTCGGTGCCATCGGCATCCGTTGTTCTTGTCTTAAGAATATAAGCTCTCTTAGGTTTATAAATCGTAAGCTTATTATCTTCTTTGCGCTTGATATATTCGGTATATCCGTCCATTTCATACAATGTAGCGCGTAACGGTTTATTATCGTCAATCTGCCAAAATCTTATGCCAGCCTTCATGGATCCGTCTTCTTCATCATAGAGAGGTAAATACTCAAGCGCCTCAAATATATCAATATGGTCCAAGTTCCAAAAACCATAAGCCACACGATGAGTAAGTGCCTTTTTGCCGAGCTTTTGCATTCGGGTATCAAATGCCTTTGTCTTGGTACCCAATTTATCCTTAGTATCATCTTTTTTAAAATTAACACCGTTACCAAGTAGGTACTGATTCTCCTGGACATTAAATCGGTCATAAAAATTGCTCGCTAACTTATGCTGCGCGCTAAAATTATCTTGTACCGCTTTACCGCTTATCGTATAAAGTAACTTCCGGTACCGCATAATAGTGGTATTTTCCTGCTTAGAATAAGCTTCACCTTCTACGGCCCATCTATATAAGTCACTAGACTTATACTCGTTAATGGCCGAGATGATAAAATCTTTTAGTTGTTTGTCATCTTTAACAACTTTGAGTAAATCCTGATAGGTTTTCATTGTTTATCCTCCTTATAAGAACATACATCCGGCCAGTTCTTCGTCCGTTCGCTCCTTTTTTAACCAATTCTTGCGAATTAACGAGGATAAGGAATCAGGGCAATCGTCGTGCTCAGCATCCTCATTATAATCGCAAATTTGGTTTATATACTCTTCATCGGTACCTTCAACAAAGACCACATTCGGCCATACATTTTTAAGGTATGTCGAAATCTTAAGATATTTATTCATGTCCTCATGATAAGGGACAGACCTAACACCTTTAGATTTAAGGTCTTTATTCAAGTAGCCTTTATCTCCATTAGTTTCATTATACAACTTTCCGCAATTATAGTCTTTATATAATTGAACGCACTTATCCTCTACATCATCAACATGCTTTCTCCAGCACTTTCCGAGCACATAGTATATACCGGATTTCTTATTAACAATTGTAAATGCCGTATAGTCCTCGCCATCATAAGCCGCATCAATATGAGCATCACCTTGATAAACCATGGCAGAATCGCCACCGGTTTTAGGATCCCAAAATAATATATCATCCTCGGCAATATGTCGGAGCTCATAGTTTGCAGCAAAGAGGGAATTAGTCATTGAGTCCTTAATTGTTTTTAACTCTTTGTCATCAATTAAGCCCGTTTGCTTATAGTCCCACTTCTCGGCATCCGGCATAAGTGAAAAAGCATCATCCTTATGCCATGGTGTCCCGGTGTTAAAAATACGGCCACCGCGGTTCTTAATATTCTGGAGCTCTTGATAAATAGATTTAGTTCTATCACGCTCTGCCTTACTTGTACGGTCCTTAAGGTTAACAATATCATCCGTAAATATGAAATCGAAATGCTTACCGGTAATGGAGCCACCAATACCAAATGCCACAAGTTGTGAGGTACCTTTTATATCCGTCGTTAAATTTGTACTTAACTCCGTGGCATTGTCGACGGTAAGTTTCAATTGCACACCGTAAATGGCCTCTACAAATACTTGTGTATGAGGATCAAGTAAAATATTTCTAACTTGCCTAACAATTTCTTTTACATCATCGTCCGTTTTTCTGAGGAACAGCGTTCTTTTATTCGGCAATAAAATCATAATTAA